ATTATCAAATAAACCGTAACCAGCTGAAGCAGTAGAAGCAAAACCTCCACCAGCCATAGCTGCGATCATATCATCAAAATCCAAAGCTGTTTGTCTTTGTAAGAATAACATATTTTCTTCAATAGCACCTTGTTTATCTAAGTTTTTAAGGATTTCATCGAAATCACCCATTGCACCAGAACCTGGAGCAGCAGCACCTGCAAAACCTTGATAAACATTACCTCTTGCCTCTATTGAAGCAAATAAACCTTGTGTACCTTTTAGATCAGCAGTCCAACTAGCTGGAGATATTACTCTATCAACAAGTTCACCTTCAACTAATGCCATTTCCATATAATCTTCAAATCTAAGTCTAGTTTCAGACTCAGCTTTTAAATACCAAAGGTATCCAGACGTTCCGTCTTCAGTTGCTACTTCAATCCACCCAATTTGAGCCGCATCAGAACCATTAACTTGATACTTGTCTCTAATAATAATTGGAGAGTTAGAATACTCTTGAAAACCTGGAGTTACAGAAATAGTAGTAGCATCAGATGATCCTTTCTCCCATTCCGAACCATATACATATATGCTACATGCGTTAGCACCTAAAGGCATAGATGCATTCAATGCACCAGCATTACCATAAGGTATTAAATTTACAGTAGTTGCAGTTCGTGAATCTACTATGAATTTTTGAGTTACTAAACCAGTTGCATTATCAGATAACAATACAGTTTGATTAACTTTTATAACTTGATTCGTTGCTGGAGCTGTAAGAGTAATAGTAGCTACAACAGGAGGTCCTGCTACTACTGTTACTTGATTATACGCTACGTGTAATCTATTTTGTTCAGACCAGATTACTTGATCTGAGGTCATTGGCATTTCTGCTCCGACCATTCTTAAGAAACCTGATAACGTCCTGTTACCATATCTCTCTACTTCCTGCTCATATAACTCAGGCAAATATTGCTGAGCCCAATCTGAAGTACCATCAGCGAAATTTAAATAATTCGATGATAATGCTTGTTGTCTTTGAGAAGGAACTAAACTCGCGGGAAAACTCCCGCCTGTTACAAAACTCATAATTTTTATTTTAAGTTATTTTTCGTTTTTTAATTTTTAACTTAGAACTATCTACACCATTTATTGCTTTAACTTTTAATCCATTTATAAATATATCTCCTGAAGGTTCTTTACGACTTTCATTACTTATATTCTTAGATTTAGCTGTTATATTTTTAACGGCATCGGCTCGGCCTTGTTCGTAAAAATGATTAGCTATGTTGTCAGCGTTTTGCGCAGTATAAAGAGCTTTATGATACCCTTGTAAATCATTAACAGATCCATCTTTGTTTAAGAACTTCTTAACAAAATTAGATAATGCAGATTGATTTTCAGCAACGCCATTTGCATCATTAACATTATACCTAAATCTTTTTTCTCCTAAATTGAATTCAAAACCTTTGAAATCTTGAGTAAAATAATTTTTAGTATTCTGTTTAAATTGATTGTGACGTTTTTGTATCTCTCCTTGTTCTTTGTTATATCTATTGAAAAACTCAGTAGCTCTTTGTTGGTCTTGAGTAACGCCCGGCCTCAACTTGATTTCGTCGTAATACTTCTTTTTCGTTTCCTCTAAAAAGCCTTTAGCTTTTGCAATTTCTTCTTTATAAGCGAGTTTTTTTCTTTTTATATCTCGCTCTTCATCCATCTCGTCATCATATGAAAATTTATCTTCCATAAGGAATTTTACTTCATCTGGTTCTAGATGGGGTCTAGTCTTTTTATAATATTCATCTAACAATGCACTTTCACTAATGTTAGAATAATCAGCATTTAATCTTACATAATCTTCTATATTACCACCAGTATCTTTCATAAAGTCTACTAATTTCTCTACGTTCTCAGGTAGTTCTATATTGGGGTTAACTGCTATTTCTTCCTTTATCTCTTCAACAACTTCTTTTTCACTTTTAACTTCTTCAGTAATTTCTTGTATTACAGTTACTTTCTCTTCTTTACTTTCGTGGGGAGTTGCTTGTTTATCGTGTGTTTGTCCCACTTCTTGCAATTCCATCCCTGGTTCTTTCTTCTTCTCATCAGACTGTAACACAACTTCCGCTGTTTTAGACTCTTGAACGGCATTATTTTCAGTTTTAGTTTCTTCTTTATTAGATAAATCTAGTTTTGTAGGTTGATCTTTTGCAGTTAGCTTTTTAGGCCTTCCACGTTTTTTCTTCATTTTAAATTCACCTTGCTCTAATTCTCCCGTAGGAGATTCTTTTATTTCTTCTGACATAATATAATATAATAGTTAATAATTGTGATTATTGAAAACCAAATTCCTCAATTCCTTCAGGACCTCCTTCTTCAAAATCTGTAGGTAATAAATCATTTTTCCTTTGATCTATCATTTTACTTTGTTGTGTTGCTTGTATTTTAGTACGATTGTCTTTTCTGTCTTCTATTTCTTTTTCTTTTTGAGTTCTAGCTTCCACATCCATTTGTTTCAATTGCATGTCATATTTAAATCTTTCAGCCATCAATTCCTTTTCTAATTGATGATCTGTTTGCATACGTTGGATTTCAAATTGAGATTTAGCTTGTTCAAATTGAACATTAGTTTCACTTAATGCTTGGTTTTTTTGTACTTCTGCCATTGCTGCTTTTTCAGCAGATTCAGCATTTGCTTGGGCTTGTTGCTGGATCATTGCTGCTTGTTGCTCTTGCTCTGCTTTAGCTTTTTCTTTTCGACGTTTCTTTAATAATTCGTTAGCTAGTTTTAGATTATTTATATTTCTAATATCAATGGCGTCTTCTAAATCTATTCCTCCTTGTTGTAGTGACATTTGAATATTTTGTTCTAACATTTGTTTTTCTTCTTCGTCAGGTTCTAAATCTATAAATATTCCAAAATCATGTATATTCAATTTAGATAATTCATCAAGAGTATTTATATTATAATTAGAAATACTATTTTGTAATGTCATCCTAGTTAGTGGAAACATTAAAGCATCAGCTGCCCTAAGAGAAATATTCTCACATGTTTTTAAAGTAAGATACAAGCTACTTTGAAGTATATGTCTAGTTGCTGTATTAGAATTTGCTGCAGCTAATTTTTGTAGTCCTACTAAAGAATCTTTATCTGGATTACTAGCATCTCTAGCTTCATTAAGACCGGTAGTATCTCTAATCATTTGAAGATAGTATTGATATGCTCCAATTAATGATTGAATTTTTCCACCACCACTTGAACTTTGTAATTCTTGAATAGGGACTTTACCAGGATTCATATCGCCATCTTGAGTAAGAGATCTCCCTACTATGCTACCAGTTTGAAAATACATATTTAAAGCTTCAGCAGGATTGTAATTGGTTCCATTACCTAAATCTACTTCGGCTAATCCATCCATATCTAAATACACTCCATCAGGCACCATGCGAGATAATACTTGTTGAATTTTAAGATGAGTTAATTGAATCATATCTGCAAATCCAGTAATTCTACTTACTAATGATTCTATTCTTCCTCTATAAATCCGTGGGGCAACTATACTATAACTCATGTTTACTTTAACACTACTAGCGTCTGGGCGAGTCATATTTTCAGCCATCTCCCATTTTAACATATTCTCAAATCCTAAAATCTTAGCACCTGAATATAATACTTCAATTGATCTAAAAGCTTTCTTATAATTCTCTCCATCTGGAGCTTGTAAAAAGCTGTCTTGTTTTTCAATAACTTTTTCTAATCCAACATTAGTTTCTTTTATTTTAAAAACTTGATTAGTATAAGTTTTCCATTCAAAATATAAAACTTGTATAGTTTGATTATCTCTTCTTCCATTCCATCCTCTACTATACTCTTGAGCACCTTGATATTTTTGAATCTTCTCTAACTCTGTTGGAGTAATATTAGGGAATTCTTTTTTTAGTTCAGGAAGACTAATATTTTTTACTTCCCCTACATAATATAAATCTTCAAAATTAGGATCTTCTGTATATGACCAAACCATTTGAGCTGGATCACAATACTTAATTGTAATTCCTTCCGATCTATTAAATGTAGTTTTAACAGCAGCTATTCCTAAAACACAAAGATCATAATTTAATCTTTTCCTAATTAAATGATATTTATTTTGATCTAATACTTGATCTATTAGTTCTTCTTCTGCTAATTCAATTGATTGTTTATAATTTAATTGCATGTGAGCCGGTAATTCATCTACACTTTGTGGACCTCCTTTACCGGTATCTGATTTAGATAATTTAATTCCAAATGATTCCTCTACAACTTCATCATACTGTTTCATCATGATATCATCAATGATGTTTTGAGCATACTGAGTACGCTTTCTTAATGATTCAGGATCTTGAGCAAAAGTTTTTACTTCGTAACTTCTTTGTGAAATACCATTAACTACAATATCTACAAACTTAGGTATAATAGGTACAGGTTTCCAATCTAAATTTAAATAAGATAAATC